AAGTCGGCATTGCCTAGCCTATTAGGGTTTTTTCAGCAAAAGGGCGATCAAAAGCATGAAATGGCTATGGCTAGATTGCAGGCAGAACGCGAAACCGCAATGGCGGCCGCCGGTTTTGCATCGCAGGAAAAGATTGAAGCAATCAAGTTAGATGAAATTGAAATGCAAACTTATGCACAGGAACGCGAAGCCCTGTATGCCCATGACATGAAAATTATGGATAAAGCATCGCAATCCGTTGTTGATCTTAACGGCAAGGTGCGCCCTTATATTGCATTTACTTTTGTTGGCTTGCTAGTGTTTGTTGATTTAGCAGGCTTGGCTTGGGCAATCTATACAGGCGTTGAATTTACAACAGCAATGGGCTTAGTATTTTCTGACGATGAAATGGCTATTGTTTCAAGCATAATTGGTTTTTACTTTGGTTCACGCCAATGGGAAAAGCATCGTGAAAGTAAGTAAAGAATTGATTAAAATGTTAAAGCACCATGAGGGCGTTAGATATAAACCATATCAATGCCCTGCAAGGCTTTGGACAATAGGGGTTGGCCATGTTATGTATGTTGAACAGGCAAAGATCCCATCAAGCATAGATGGTATGGCACAGCGTAAAGCGTGGCCATTAAGATTACAAGACAATCGCAAATGGAGTGAACAGGAAATTGACGAATTATTGGCTAAGGATGTCGCCCGATTTGAACGAGGGGTTGCCCGTTATTTACCTATACACCTTTCACAGAATGAATTTGATGCTATGGTTAGTTTTAGTTTTAACCTTGGTCTTGGGGTATTACAGCGTTCAACCATCCGTCAGGCGTTGTTGCGCGGCGATAAAGTTACGGCTATACAAAGCCTGCTTAAATATAATAAAGCAGGTGGTAAGGTCTTAAAAGGCTTGGATAATAGGCGTAAGGATGAAGCGGCGTTATTTAACCGATAACAATGTAATTGGGGCAATTATCGCCACCGCGCCAAAATTCAGACCATGCTTGATGGTTGCTTGCTGGCATTACATAGCGTTTGCATTGTTCCCTGTAAGCGCACACCATTGATCCATCGGGGGCTTGGCCAGCACATTTGGCTAAATCCTTGTTGCGAAATATAGCATCGTATTTATCGGCATAAGTGTTGCTAAACTTGCTAACAATAGCGTCGCCAGTTATATCGTTTTTACTCATAAAATCCTGCAATTTAATTTTCTTAAAATAGCGTTGATTAAAGCCATTGGGATAATCAATAAAAACCACCACAGACTGCCGTTATAAACAAGCGCACCAATTATTGAATTACCCAATACATCAATAAAAGTATAATCTTTGGCGGTTAAATAGTTAAGTAGTTTTTTCATTTTGTTTCCTTTGCATTATTTTTACAGCCAAAACACCCATCATCAATAATTGGTTGTTTTGAGTATTGGCAATCGCGCGTAAAAATATAATCCCATGATGTTTTGCCATCGCTATGAAACACCTTTTCATGCTGACAACGATTAGGCACTAAATTGCCATGACATCCATTCATAATTTTTTTGCCTTTATGATTGCTTTGTTCCTAGCATCAACACAGTTTTTGCATAAAATCCGATTACCAACTTTTTTAATTGCCGGCATTTTTTGGCATGACATACAAAGTTTGGTCATAATGTTGATGCTTTTTTAACAATTGTCCAGCCATCATAATCATAAGAACGAAAGTATTTACCCGACCATAATACATGAATTGCTAACGAATCGTTTGTCCAGCAACCCATTGTTGTTTCCGATGTATTGCTTAGAACATAGGCAATCATTGATTTTTTGTTAGCGCATAATTCATCGGTCAAAACAATTTTATTACCATCTTGGTTTAAACACCACATGATTGCTTCAGAGTGCGCCGTTATTGAAAACAAAGCCAATAATAATGCCGATAATTTAATCATAAACTTGCCCCAATATAAGTTGCTTTGCTGTCTTTAAATTGAAGCGTTACCGCACATGGCGAATCTTTTCCAAGGTTAAACAGTTTCCACATACCAAAAGACATTGAAAGAATTAACACGATAAATAAAACAGCAACCACAACTTGTTTGTCGCTACTTTTGGAACAATCGCAGTTGCGCCCTTGGTTACAATCAATCTTGTTGCATGGCATCATATTCCCCTTGATTAAGTCTAGCAATTTTTATCCCGGCATTATAGCCAATGTCAAACCAAGCATTTTCAAGGTCGCGCTGGTTTGCTTTTTGAAATTCCATGCCGCGTGTAAATGCGCGTTCAATCGTTTCATCAAACTGTTCGTCAGTTATATACATATAGTTTCCTTAAAGGGCTTGCGCCCTTGTTGATTAAAACGGAATATCCGATTCAATATCTTCAATAGGTTTTTCAGATACCGAACCCGATTTGCTATAAGGCTTTTGATTTTCCTTTGGCATAGGTTCTTTCATCATTAGCCAGCCATCAAAATTGATCGGCAGGCTTTCAAGATGGATTGCTTGGCCACCGGATTTAGTGTCCATTACAACGCCACAGCGAATCCAGCGTGTTTTATCATCGCCGTTTTTATCTTTGTAAGTTTCGCCGCGTGCAATTAGTTCGTGAGTTATAGCCATTTTAATTCCTTTAGTTGATTAAATGTTTCCGACACTTCATTTAGAAAAGCAATCACATCCTTTTCCGCTTGTTGCAACCATTCATCATCGCGTGGCACGCGAACAATAAACAATTCCAAATCTTCACCCACATCGGGGCAGTAGGACACAAAGTCCACAAATTTATAAGAATCGCCTAGACAAGCCATTTGCCATTGCATTTGTGCAAAGTATTGGCTTGGGGCTGTTCCGCGCAATACGGTTTCAATGTGATTAGCAGGCGTTGGGCATTTGATTTCAATACTGCCGCCATCAACTAACCCATCGGGGCTTGCACCTGTCATTTCAATGGTTGGATGCTGAACAAAACCAACTTCATCAACCATGACACCTTTTTTTAGTTCATACGAAGCCCTTGCAAGCGGTTCTAACGCATTTCCGCGTTCCATGTGGGCGTTGGTATAGGTTTCGGCTTTGCGCCCCGTTAAGCGTTCGCAAACCAGTTGCATACGGTAGTTGCGGCGCGTTACTGCTTCACCTGTTTTAACGGTGGCTAATACATCGGCTAATCGGCTTGCGCTAACCTTGCCCAATCGGGCGGCAAACCATTCATCCGATCCTTGGATTTCGTTCATTCTGTTTCCTTTATTTTTTCTGCAATTTCACGATCAACTAATAAGCCAAGTTCAGCATCAATAGCATCATCTAAATCTTGCCCATCAATTTGTTCAACTGTTCCATCGCCTTGTGAATAATAGATATTTTCAAAGCCAACAAAATGTTCCCAATCATAATTTTCATCGTTTTTATATATTTCATTGATAATTGCAGGCACGACATCGCGCAGGAAGCGGTAGCGCACAGCATCGGCGACCAAGAGTTGCATTTGATCATCGGGTAATTGTTCGGTCATTTTGCATCCTTTCGTTCAATTTGTTTGGCAAATAGCCATTTTTCGCCCATCATTTGTTTGCAAGCGGCAACTTTCTTTTCACGCAATTCAACAAGGCGTGGGCTTGGTGGTGCTAATTTGTAAAGGCTAGTAATGATCATTTGGCATCCTTTGTAAGTTTGGCTTTCATTAAGTCTTTGGTTTTGGTAATAGTAGCAAGCAACTGGGGTTCTGCTTTAAACATTGGCACAATGGCTAAATACGCATTTTGCAATTCAGCCAAGGTAGTGCAGGCAGTTAATTCTGCAACATATTCATTAACATCCAGTTGCGGCAGATCAGATCCGGCATAGATGTATAAACCAATGCCAAAACAAGCAATACATTTGGCAAGGCAACGCATAGTGGCATCGCTAATTTTACGGGCATCGGGGTTGGCAATAGCGTTGTTGCGGTTATCCATGACAGGCAGTTGCATTTTCATGGTCTTGCCAAAGGCGGTAACATTGCAAAACACCATCATGGTTTCGCCGTAATACTTTGGTTCGGGAAAATCCCAAGTGGCTGTTTCATCGGCTTGCAATAATTCATCAACAGCCCAAGTCCATGACAAATAGGTTAGGTTGCCTTTCTTTTCAGTTTGGGCATTTACATTGATTGCCCTTAATTTTGCATAGGTCATATCTTATCCTTTAGTATTAAGCAGACAGCAAGCAAAGCAAAAAGCCTATTGATGCCATACTGCCGACAAAGCAAGCGGTTTCAAAAGCAATGTGCAACCAGTTTGTTTCAGATTTTACAACTAGGTTTTTGTAGTCTTTCATTTTTACCAATCCTTTACTTGATCAACGATAAATTTTGCATAGCCATCAACATCGTAATTTTCATCAACGAAATAGGCAACTTCACTAATGCGTTTATTGTAAATGTCGCGGATGCGGCCTAACTTATCATCGTTAGCATCATAAAGAATGACAAGCACTTGATCGGCAATCAAATCTGTTTCATCAACATAATCTGATAAATTGTGGCTGTTGATTAAAAATTGTTCAACAAGATCTTTTAGATTGACGGGGGTATTTTCTGAATAATCATCATCAAATACAGGGCGGACATATTTCATTTTAGTTTCCTTTAGTTTCCAAGTTAATACAAATCGGCTGTATCGTTATCAAAACGATCTTGCCATTCTTGTTCATGTAAACTTCTAGCGTTTGGTTCTACCCATCCGCCATGAAATTCAGATGGATTTTCAAAAATTTCATTTAATGCTTTTATTGCATCTATTTCAGTAGGGTAATTAGAACCATAAATTTGTTCATCACCACATTCATCAATAACAACAACATCATATCTAATTTTAGCCATTTTAGTTTCCTTTAAGTTTCCAAATAGGGGCTTGCGCCCCATTTTTATTTGTTTAAATTATTGCAAAACATTTTTGCGTGGGGTAACGATGAAACTGCCGTAATAAATTCATCATTTTTGTAAATTAAATATAAATTTTTAACAATTTTTATATATGTAAACATTTTAATTTCCTTTAAGTTTCCGTTAGTTCT